CCGCACCAGCGCGCTAAGATCGACGCAGCCTTCGCACTCTGGGCGGAGGCTGCGCAATGAAGCCCATCGCATCACACTTCGGCGCCGTGCTGGCCAAGGCCAAGCCGCAGCCGCAAACCCCGCCGCAGCCAGCTCCGAAGAAGGAGCGCGCGCAATGAGCCTCCAAGCCGAGAAACAAGCCGCCGCCGCGCTGGATGACGTCAACTGGCATATCGAAGCGCGCGAGACAGCAGCGCGCATCGCAAACGACGTGCAGGCCCTCATGGCGCAGGCCGAAGAGATGTTCCTGCAATGGGCGGCTGACGGGCTGCTCGATCGCTCCAACCGCGTCGCCGCGTTCGACCACAGCGTCGGGCGCCATGTGATGATCGACCTACCGCGCCGCTCTGCGCTGGAAGCGTCGGCGCGCTACGCCAGCATGGTGCGTGAAGTCGCTATGGACGCGCTGTCAGTGTCGGCACGTGAAGCGGTGGACGCGCAATGAGAACCACCGACTATCTGTCCGAGCGCGAACGCCAAGACATCCGCGACGCAGGCCGGGGCCATCTGATTGACGGAAGCCCTCGCCTATTCCCGAACGACGACGACTACTGGCGCCGTGTCGATGAAGCGCGCGAGCGCGCGAAGGATGAGCCTGCTGAGAAGGAAGTAGACGACCAATGACCACCCTCGCAGAAAAACGCCAATCGCGCGAAGTCGCCGCGCTCCAACCGGCAGGCGATGTCATCGAAGACGTGCTCATTCGCGGCGATCTCAAATCACTCAACGCAGAGCAGCGCAACCAGTACTACTTGCGCCTCTGCCACGTCACCGGCCTTAACCCGCTGACGCAGCCGTTTGAGTACCTGACGCTGAACGGCAAGCTTGTCTTGTACGCGCGCAAGTCCTGCACCGACCAACTGCGCGCGCTGCATCAAGTCAGCGTCGTGGACATGGATCAGGAGGAGCGCGAAGGCCTCTACAGCGTCACCGTCAAGGTGCGCGACAAGCATGGCCGCGAAGACATGGACATCGGCTCCGTCAATATCGGCGGGTTGAAAGGCGAAGCGCGCGCCAATGCGATCATGAAAGCGTCCACGAAGGCCAAGCGCCGCGCGACGCTCTCCATCTGCGGGCTTGGCCTGCTTGATGAAACCGAAGTTGAGACAATTCCGGGCGCCGTCTCCCACCCGGAAGCTGCTGGCGGGGAGCCTGACCCGCAATCCCCACCCCGCCAGCAGCCCCCCGTCAATGCGAGCCAAGCGAAGAAAGCCGACGTGTGGCCGCGCTTTGTCGAGAAGCTGCGTTCGTTCGAGGACTTGGACGAGCTAGAGCGCTGGTGGTCGTCTGCGTCCACGCAGAGGGCCGTGGATGAGATGCCCGGCCAATGGCCCGAGCAAGCGCATGAGGAGTACGAGAAGAAGCAAGAAGCTTTGATGGGCGCTGGGAGGCCGTGATGAGCGATAAAACAAGCGAAGTCATTGTGGACGCTGACACAGAGTGCAGCGACGCTACGCTCGCCATCTTGAATGTGCTCTCCGTCGCCTGTCCTTCAAACGAACACGCAGGCGCAATGTCAGCCTTGACCGCAGTTGAGACGCTTGGCGACGTTTTTGGAATTCTGTTTACCAACATTCCGGAGGAGGAAGTCTCCGGCTATTTGAGCGTATTTATCATGAAGGTGGCTGATCGTCACCCATGGGTTGAAGGTCGCCTCCGGGCGCACGCACGCGATTCAGAGGCATTCCGTATCTGGAAAAACCAATGACTGACCGCGCCCTCTACAGGCTCCAACACGCCACAGCCCGCGCAATGGCCGTGCAGCACGTCCAGAGCGCGCCGATGGGCTATGTCGTGGAGATCAAGCCGCCGACGCGTTCGCTGGAGCAGAACGCCAAGCTGCACGCCCTGCTTGACGAGATTGCTGAGCAAGTCGTCTGGTACGGCCAAAAGCTCTGCGTCGAAGATTGGAAACGCGTGTTCGCAGCGTCGCTGCAAAAGGTGCGCGTGGTTCCGGGCATTGATCCGGGCTCGTTCGTGCCGGTGGGTCTGCGCACGCGCGATATGACAATCCCTGAGATGAGCGACATGATCGAGCTGGCGCTGGCGTTCGGCGCAGAGAAAGGCGTGGTGTTCAGCGACAAGGCGCCGATTAGCCTTGAGAAGATGCGCCGTGGCTGAGTGGTCCCAGGCCACCATCATGCGCGCCGTCAAGGCAGCGCTGGAGCCCGCCCGCAAGATGGGCCTGCCGGTCGCGGGCTATAAAGTCTCGTTCCATCAAGGCGTTCCCTGCGTGGACGTGACACTCAGCCCGGAATCGGCGCCCGCTGCACCCGTTAGGGAGGCAGTCGATGTCCAAGCGCTTAAGGAACGGATCGGGAGGCGTCATGCGCGGCGCCCATAGGCAAGCCCACGAACGCGCCGGCGGGCGCTGGGCGATCTATTGGTATGCCTGGCGCGGCGGGCCGCGGATCGCGGTCTATGACGGCGCGACCCGCGCTGAGGCTGAGGCCAAGGAAGCCACGGACGAGGCTGTGATAGCGCTCGCACGCGCATGGGCCAGCGCCAAGGATAAGCGCCCCGCTATAGGACAGTTCGGGCGAGTTATCGTGGATTACGTTTCAAGCACCGATTACGCGGCGCTTAAGCCCATGACCCGCAAGACGAAGCGCGTTTGGCTTGACCGCGTGCGCGATCGCTTCGGCTCATGCTCTGCGGCTGAAGTCACGATGGACGCGGTTAGCGAATGGCTGCGCGACATGGAAGCGGCCCACGGCAAGCGGGCGCGTGATCATGCGAAGTCGGCGCTGTCGTCTGTCGCAGCCTGGGGCCGTGCGCCAGAGCGGCCACGGGAGACGCGCCTGCCGTCAGGGTTCGAGCCCACCAAGGACTTTAAGAACGCCTACAAGGCCCCGCCGCAAGATGCGTGGTCGCTGCTGGATCTGGAGCGCCTGACCAAGGCCCGCCCCGGCGTCCGCCGCATCCTGCTCGTGGCGCTCAACACCGGCTTACGCCGCGCCGATCTGTGCCGTGTTGCGTGGACAAACGTGGACTGGCAGGCGGGCGTCATCCGGCTTGTCACGTCCAAGGGCGAACGCGCCGGCCGCCGCATCGTGATCCCGCTGACGCGCCCTCTCCGTGCTGTGCTGCAAGAGATTGGCCCGCAACGCGAAGGCCCGATCCTGCGCAACGCGCATGGCGGCGCGTGGAGCGTGGACGGCATGGCGCACGCGGTTAACATCGAGTTGAAGCGGCTGGGGGTTTCCGGTCGCCTGCATGGGCTTCGGCGCTCGGCTGCAACGCATCTGGCGCAACAGGGCGCATCGAGCCGCCGCATCGCGCAAGTGCTTGGCTGGTCTGAGGGCGACGCTGAGGCGATGTCTGCGATTTATGTCAACGAGGAAGCGCTGTGACGGACGCGCTGTTGAAGCGGTTTAGGAGGGTGTGATGGAGGTGCAGGCGCTGATCGAACGGCTGGAGAAAGCCGAAGGGCCGGATCGTGAGATTGATGCGCGCCTATGCGCTGCACTTTACGACATCCCCGACCCGCCTAAAGCTTTCAAGCTCGGCGCTTGCCCGCCGCGCCGTCCGCATCACGATGATTGGCAAGTGGAGTGCTGGAGCGCTGCTGGACTTGTTCGTTCATACACGCCAGCGAACTACACCGCCTCTCTCGACGCCGCCCTAGCGCTTGTTGAGCGCGTGCTGCCGGGGTGGTGGTGGAGCGTTTACTGCACGGCGGGGCCGAATCCTGAGACGCGAGACACATTCACGGCGGCGGTCTTTCCGCGCACGCAAGTGGGCCCGCCCGAAACGTCACGCGCGCCAACAGCACCCCTCGCCATTCTCATCGCCGCTCTCAAGGCAATAGCGGATGAGGTGCCGTGATGGTCGTACACGTTTCCCCTACACCATTGACGGCAAACGAACACTTGTCGGGACGAGGCCGTATACATCAAACAGGCCGAGTAACGATGCAAACAGCTTCATTCCGGCCCGCGATATACAGCGCGCGCCTTGTGGCTCACGCATACGCAGAGGTTTTCAAGACCGCTGCGATAGACCGCTCCGCCATCTCTCCGAGCGTTGAAACAACAGGATTGTTTCGACCATGAGCGCCATACCGATATACGATAAATATGAAAACGCTAGACGCAAAGCCGCGCAAGCAGCCCTACGGCCACGGGATAGCGGCGTAAACGATCTGCGCGAGCTTCCAGCCGAAGAAAGCCCAGAAGCCGGCGAAGGTCCAGCGTAGGGCGAACGGGATGATTGAGTTAGCGTCGATGGAGACGGATGCCATGTGCTATTACTCCGCTGCTACGTTTGCCGCGATCATGCGGCGTTCGTCTTGTTCAGGTTCTTCGCGTGGGGGTGTGTCTTGAGCGACGTTCTCGTCCTGCTCGGCGTTCTCGCGCTGCTCACTTACGGGCTCTGGATCGCTATCGACCACCGCAGTTGGCTCAACCGCATCGTTGACCGGCTCGTCCGTCGCCGTCGCTAGCTCGCGCTCAATCGCGGCTAGCTCTTCGTCGCTGTAATCAGGAGAGATGGGTTGTTCGACTTCTGGATAGACTGGCTCAACGCCGACACTGGCCTCAGCAACGCTGAGCTGATCGCTGTTGTCATCGTGGGCTACTTGCTCAGCCGCGCTCTCAGCGCCTTGGTCCGCTGGCGCTGGCCCGACTGACCCCACGCGCCCGCCGCCGTCATGGTCAACGCCGGTTTCGTCGGGCGGGATGTCCGGCTTCGTCTCCGCTTTCACGCGCTTGCCCTTCTGCGGCTTCTTGCGGAACTTCGGGTAATTGACCGGCGCCAATTCCTCGCCCGTCTCGCCGTCAAAGATCGCCTCGCGCTGCGGCTTCATCGGCTGCGGGACCACAGACGGTTCATCGCGCAGATCCTCGATCCGGTGCGCTTCGTCGGCCCAGCCCGAGCGCATCACGTCACGCGGGTTAAGCCCCTGCATGAGCGCAAGCACCCACCACGCGCCGAAGATGCCGATGAGCGTGCAGATGACGGCAATGAACGGCGGGCGCCAGACCTCCACGTACTGCGCGAACGTGTTTAGCTCTTGGCCTACCGTGTCGGTCACGTTGGCAGCGCTTGCGGCCTCCGGGGCCGCTGTGGCGCGTTCGATGGTCAGGCGCTCGATGTTGGCCCTGCGCTCGTCGGCAGCGCGTGCCGCGCCTAGAGCGCGTTCAAGCTGGGGAAGGCGCGGGTCATTGGTGGCGCGCGCTTGTGCCACATACGAGCGCTCCCACTCCTCCGCGCCGACGCTGGCGGCTTGGTTCAGATACGGGTTCGCGTTGGTCAGAGCGAGGCGAAGCTGCTCTTGCTCGAACGCCAGCCGCGCGTCGATCGCCGCCCGTCCTTGCGCTGCGGTCTGCTCGATCACCACCGCATCGCGCACCTGATCTTGGCGGTTGTGGTTCATGACCACCGTGCCGGACACGATGACGAGGATGTTCGCCAGCACGCCCACGACGATGACCGAGCCGCGCCGCCACATGCCAGAGCCGCGCATGGCGAACTGGACCGGGAGCCACACCATCGAGAGCATGACGATCGGGATGGTCGCGCAGACGAGGCCGAGGAAAACGGGCCAGTGCGTGGAGAAAGCGAAGTTCCAGACCGAGGCGGCGGCGGCTGTGTTGCCGAAGCTCGTCTCATAGTTCCAATCAACGCGGCCGGTGGCCTCGATGCAGAACAGGATCGCCCAGTACCATTCCGTGATAGCCGCGCAGATCGTCGCCAGCGCCGGCACATGGAGGAGGAAAAAGCGTCCGTGGCCGTGCTCGCTGTTCAGCGCCTTCTGCGCCTCTTGCTTCTCCTTGCGCTCACGCCACCACACGCCAGCTTTCAGGCGCGCGGAAGCCGCCGCCTCTTTTAGCTTGGAAATCATTACATGCTCAACAGTTGCGGCGCCACGCGCCCGAGGAAGCCGCCAGCGATCACAAGCGCAATGGCTATGATGACCAGCTCGCGGACGGTGAGACTGACCTCGCCTTTCGGCGTTTCGTTCGGCCGCTGCTCTTTCATGATGGCTTTGATCTCATCGAAGCCGTGCAGCATTTCGCCGCGAAGGTGGCCATAAGCTTGGAGCACCGATTGCTGTCCCTGCTCCAAAGAGCCAATTTTGGAATGCATAGGCGCCAGGTCCTGATGCGTGACGTAGGGAGTGGGAACGTGCGGGCGCCACATGCCGGGTTGCTGCCAGGGTGCTTGTTGGTTGTGGTACTCGTCGCTCATTGCGTCCCCAGCAAGTAAAGCGCGGCCGCGATGACGAGCACCACGAGCGCCAGTTCGATGATGGTTTTGCGGCTCACCGGTCGCCGCCAGCAATCCAGGCGCCGACGCCTAGGATGATGAACACGGCCAACAGGAAGATCACGAGGGCGCCGCTCATTGCAGCGCGTCCCAGATCGCCGCCATGAGGGGCGTGCAGACGATGGCGAGGAAGGCGGTCATTGATCCTGCCTCCGCGCCCACGCCGCGCACGCGCTTTGCGTCGCCGCGTTCGTCTCGCGCGCCTCGCGCTCGGCTGACGCCTTGTCCTGCCAGAACAGGAAAGCCAGCCGCGCGTTCGCTAGCGAGTTGCGGGCGACTTCCATCGGCGTGACGCCACTTTCAGGAAGGAGAGACGGCTCAGAAACCTCGCGGGGCTCCACCGGATCAAGGCGGCACTCAGCCGGGACGATCACTGGCTGCGTCACCACCACCGGAGCCGGGCGGAACCGCTCCATCGTCCCGCACGCTCCCAAAGCCGTAGTCGATGCTAGGAGCGCCAGCACGCGCACGCTCGATTTCATTTCTGATCCTCCGGGCTTCGCGCTCGGCCGCTAGGCGTCGCGCTCTCTCTGCTTCGATGGTTGCCGCCGTCTGGGCCGAATCCCGGTTGGCGTTGTTGATGTCGCGTTGTAGGCGCTCAGTCAGCGCCACGGACGCATCCAGGCTCTCGCGCGCTTGCTCGAGCTCGCGCCGCGCCTCGTCACGCTGGTTCTCCACGCGCTCCTTCAGGCCCATCTGAAGCACGCAGAACGCGCCTAGGGCGACGAGCCACGTCCAGGGGCTTAGGAGCACGCCCAGCATGGGGCCGGTGGCCAGCGCGGGCAGGAAGCGCCGCGGCGCAACAACAGCCGCAGGCGCAAAGCTCTGCCGCCGCGCCGAGATGGCCCGCTGGATCGCGTCGCGCTCGCCCTTCTCTTCCATCGTGAGCCGGGCTTTGCCCAAGAGCACGGTCAGGCGGTTTTCCGCGCCGTGCTCGATCTCCGACGCCATGCGGATGTGTTCGGGGTCGTCGCTCGCCGTGGCCATGAGCGAGAGCGACACTTGCGTCTCGCGTAACTGCTCGGCGTGCGCTTCTTGCTCGCCCTCGAAACGATAGCCGCGCGCGCCCAGGATGAGCCGCTTGGGCGTCTCCCAGTAGAGCCGGGTAGCACCCCGCGCTAGACGGGCCAGAGCGGGGTGTAGGGTCATTGTTCTAGGGCCTCGTTGTTGACGAGCCCGCCAGTTGGCGAAGGCTCGGGCGGCGGCGCGGCTTGGGGAAAAGGGCTAGGCGCACCCCCGCGCGCGATTTCGTCCCTGCGCTCGATGTGGCGCTGGTTGAAGATCTGCCAGAACGACGCCAGCGCAGGCAGGAGCGCCGCGAGGCCCGTCATGACGGCGGCAAGGCCCCCGCTCATGTCCGGGACCGGCTGGCCCGTCTCTGCGGCGCGCTGGAACGCCGTGGCGATGGCTGTGCCGATGGCGATGAAGAAGGCGATGACGCACACCACCATGAGCACGGCCAGCCACATGACGAGCGGGCGCGGCGCGCGGTGGAGCCAGCCTTCAGGGCGCGGCGGGGTCATGCAGGCCAATCGCTCTCAGGGTCGAACGCCTCGATCTGCTCGCGCGTCGCGGAGACGAGGAACGCCGTCTTATCGTCGCGCGCCGTCTCGATGGCGCGGCGCCGGCGCTCTCGCGCTTCCAGCACGTCCAGCTCTGCCCGCTGCGCCGGATCGTCCGGCCAACGGCCCTCAGATACGCCAAGCGTGAAGTTGCGCAGCTCGCTTAGGACGGCGTAGTCGATCGGCGCGGGCATCCGCACGATGGCGGCTTGCACCACAAGACCAATCGCCGCCGTGCGCTTTTGGTCCAGATTGTCGCCAAAGATGAACGCGCCGGACGCTTCGGACTCCGCGTCATCAATCTCGGCCCCGAGCGAGTAGTCGTCTAGCTGGTTGGTTTCGAGGTAGTCGGCGTCGAGAATGTCGGACGCATCGTCTCCCTCAGCCTCACCCATTCCGCTTCCGCCGGAGACGGGATGGAATAGATCGATTGCGCCAGAGTCATCTTCTGGAGCCATCGGCTCTGCCGATTCTTCTCGGCCTTCAGCTTCGCCAGTTTCGCCGTGTGTCTCATGCGCTGGAATCTGCTCCGGTTCGGGCGCGGATGCAACGGGCGCGAAACGCTGCACAAGCCACGCTGCCGCCTCTTCTGCCGTGTCTGGCGTGTCGGGGCCGTGAATGTCTAAGCCCCAATCCTTGACGTGAAACCCGCCCTGTAGATCGCCGCCCATGACGAGCGTGCCGCGCGTGTAAACGCCCCACTTGGGATGCGGCTTCCAGCCAGCCGCTGCGAGCAACGCTGCGGCCTCTGGTGATGCCTCAACATCACCGGCCCCGGCATAGCGCGGCAGCGCACGCAGACCGGCATAAAGCTCGGGCAGTTGCGTGATGTGGCCAGCCAGCACTTCGGGCGTGCGCTCAAGCCAGTAGCCGCCAATAGCCTGATCTTCGACCGCGTAGGACAACACATCGAAGTGAGTGCTGTCCGCTTCGTGACGCACGCTCTCAGGATCAATGCGATGGTAGCGCGCGGCAAATCCATCGCGCGTCAGTATTTCCTTGAACAGACCCATTAGAGTTTTGACCTCGCTTCAACCAACATTTCTACGCCGTCGATCACGACGGCCATTTGCTTGATTGGTCCCGCAGGGTTGACTTGCGCAGCGCTCGACGCCGCGCTCAGCCGCTTGCCGCTTGCCATAACCAAGTCGTGCATCAGCGTCAGACGGCCAAAGTTATCAAAGTACGCGATGTTTGAGCCAGCTTGGCGGAAGTAATACCCAGACCCCGCCGCTGCGTTCATGACGATGTGACGCGAACTACGAACAAGCGTGTCGCCGTCTGGATGCACGGTCAAAAGCGGCAGCGCGTAGTCAATAACTTCGTTAAGCGAGTTAGGGTGCTGCGTCAGCCGCTTCACAAGCGGGTTAGCCCAATCCCATTGCAGGAATCTTATATCGTTATAGCGCCCGCACGTAATCATCGGAGAGAGCGGCTGCTCGATTTCCCGCGATTGCGCCTTGCCTGTGATGGTGTTGCCGTCGATGCCCCAGCCGTATTGATGCAGGCTCGTCATCACGACGCTTTGCAGGGCGTAGAGCCAGTTGAAGTCCACAATGTTCGACGTGACGAACGTGCGCATGATGTCAGCGCCGCAATTCATGCGCACGATTGCATCCGTGCCGCGCCCTGACACCTTGGCGCGAACGCCCATGATCCATTCGTTTGATGTGGCGTTAGGGTTGGTGCGAAAGTCCAGCGCCGTGCCGTGACCGGAGCCGGTTTCCGCGCCGATCACTTCCATCTCGCAGAACGTGCGATCACCGGGGCGCAGATTGGTAGGGATGCCGCCCGACTCCCATGATCCACGAAACACAGCAGCGGCGGCATTCCATGACGGCGTTTCCTTTGTGACGACGCGGATGTCGCCGCACACGCGCGAGCCGCCCTGCATGTCGAATACGTCGAAATTACCGTTTGGTATGACGTTAGCTCGGCCTTTGATCGTGCGTCCGTCCGTCACGACGATGGGCGCTTCTGTGATATAATCGCCGTCCAGCTCGATCACTTCCGCCACCGCTAATGCGTCGGCAATTCGCGCCGCGTTGCCAGAGGGCGCGGCGCTTATCGTGACTGTGCTCATCGTACCCCGCTTTATGTGCGCGTCAGCGTCACGGCCTCAATCAGAGCGCCGCCGCTGTTGTTCTTGATGTTGAAGGTCGTGGTGTTGCTGACGATGGCGATGGTCGAACGCACCGCCAGCGTGTCGCCATTAGTCATGGCGAGCGTCAGACCCTCGGTAATCGTCGTCCACGCGCCGCCGTTCTTGCTGTACTCAACAGACACCGTTATGCCGCCGATAGTGTCGAACAACAGCGTCCCGGTTCCAGTAATCGTGCGCGTTGCGGACGTGACCGGCGACGATGCCGACGATGTAGTGAAAACGCCGCTGAACGTGAGCGCGGCCCGCGCTGTGAACGTAGCGATGAGCGGGTGCATTAGGTGAACGCCCCCGCAAGCACCACCACAGTTGCCGAGCGCCAGTAAGCGCTACCCATCTGGTTGGCGGCGAGCGTAGCGGACGCGGAGTCAACGCCGTTAACGTACATGGTCAGACCCGACGCGCGCGTGAACGTGCGCGCTGACGTGCCAGGGTCGAAGATGATCCAATCGTCGGTGGCGAACACGCCATCATCCAGCGTCACGCCGCCCGAGCAATTCACCACGCGATTGCGTGACGCAACCGTCAGCGTGCCACTGGTTTCTGTGGACGCCTTGAGGCCCGACACCAGCTTGCCGGTCGTGGCTTCGATCACGGCTTGCGTGTTGTTGTGTGCGAGAATTACGTTCCCGTTATTGCAGTTCCAAGTGTGGCCCGATGCGCCAAAGTAATCCGCCCAGCCAAATGAAGTGTTCCCAAGCGTCACGCCATCGTTGAAGCTTGGGCGAAGCACGCCTGCGCCAAGCGAAATCTGTGAGCTGCCAATGGCGCCAGAGTTGGCGACGTAGAAATCTAAGCGGCCGGCCTCTGACAAGCTTGTAACGGTCGTGGCCCGCGCCACGATGCGCGCGAACTCGTCTTGGTTGCCGGCGCTGTCGGATAGGTAAAACGACACATACGCTTCGTCAGCGCTTGCTGGCGTTGCCCGATCTCCCTGCAAGCGCAGCACCTGCACGGATGCGTTGTCAGTGCTGTTCGTGAAATTAGCGCTGGGCGTTGTCGCGCCACCGCCCTGACTTGCCGTGATGCTGCTCACGCTCGGCGTCAGCGTCAGGCTCACCGTGTCCGCTGCGGTGAACTGGACGAGCGGAGAGCCGGATGACCACGAAAGCGCCGCAAGCGCGGTTAGCGTGGCGTCCTGCGCTGTCGCACCCGTCTCCGGGTTCAGCAGCGCAAAGCAATCCCCGCTCGCCTCGTACATGACGAGATAGATGCCGCCTGACACGATGTCGTTGGCGACAAGCGCTGCCTGCGCCCCGCCCTTGCGGATGTTCTTGGCGCCCACGCTGTCCACGTTGAGCGTAGCCGCGCCGGTGTTCGTGTGGTTAGCCTTGAACGCAAACGCCATGCCTGCGGCGTATGATGTGGCGATCGCCGCCACCGAGTCCGACGTGAATGTGTAGGCGTTGGACGATCCGCCCGTGGTCTTGGCCGCGCTGATCTGGTTGGCCCAGCCCTTAACGCTAGCCATCAACGCGCGCGCGGAGTTGTTCAGCGACGCGGGCGTCTGTTGCTCGGCAAAGTTGATGTTATCGTCGGCGCTGCCGTTGTCGCTTGCGGTCAATGACCACGCTTTTTGTACGCCTACGGTCACTTACGTTTGCTCCAAAGAAAAAGCCCCGCCGAAGCGGGGCTGGGGTGCAGCGATGGGGGCATGGGTTAGCGGGGCGTCACGTTTCGCAGGCGCTTCTGTCGCCGTGCGTCGCGCCAATCCAAAATGGCATTCACAAGCCAATACCCGAGCCCGATGCCGGCCACGACGGCCACAGGCCTGATGTAGGTGTAGGCGAAATGGGGGTCATCGAACATCATGCGAAGAACTCGTTTGGAGCAAACCCGAGCGCGTTAACGCCGCCCATCTGCAAAGCTTGCACGCCTGCGCGCGAGCGTAAATCTCGCTGCTCTTGCGCACGCCTGAGCGCCCTGGAAAGAAGGCCGCGCTGCTGCGCGAACTGCTGAATATTTGCAGGCGCGCCTTGGCCTGTCAAAGGCGTGCGCAGCAAGTCCAGAACGTCTGTAGCCAGTTGCTCGTCGTAGCGGGCCTGCGCATCGCGTCCAAGCGCCCTGCGAACCCGCGCAATCGGCGTGCCGTCAGCGCCGAACATTTGGTCCGCGCCCTGAAGCTTGTCTGCGGTCGGAGAGCCGCGCCCGATATTGGTGTCCGCGTAGTTCTGGAAGAGCCTACGCTCGTAATCCAGCGTTCGCATGACACGGTTTAGCCGCGCCTCGCCGCCAAAGATAGCCCGCAGATTGTTGCGCTTGGCCTCATTGCCGATCAACGCCCGCAGCACATCGGAACGACCCGTTCCGGTGTCAGCGCGAGCCAGCATCTGACGCAGGCCGGAAATCGCCGCCATGCGCGTGGCTTCGCGTTCCGACTCACTCATCCGCGACATGCGACGAGCGAAGTCCGCGAGATCGACCTCGCCGCCATCCATGCGCGACGCCTGCTCGCCAAAGCGCCACGCAGAGCGCAGACGTTCTGTCCCCGCGTACTTGGCCATTGCCTGGCCGTATGGGCTTTGTCTGCCGCCAAGCATGTCAATGACGGCGCGGTTGACCATTTGATCGTCCGCGACCATCTCGCCAACCGCGTCGCCGCGCGGCGTAGCCAGCGGCTGCATCTGGGCGGAGCGATAAATCGCATTGATCTCCGCGCTGACGTTCCCTTGCAGTTTGTGCCAGAAGCGCGGCGAACGCATAATTTCATCATCCGTCGCGCTGGGATTCTGCATCAGACGACGCATGGATTCGCGCGCCTGCTCCACCGCATCGCGGAAGCGTGCGCCGGGTCGGCTGTTGAACGAAACGAAGTCGCGAAGTTCGCGCGGGACAGCTTGCACGGTCTGACGCATCGCCTCCTCGAACAGCGGCGCCGACTCCGTGCGCTGCACCTCGTCTAACTCATCCCAGGTCTGCGCTACCGTGCGGCGCTGTCCACCGCCCAGATCGCGCACAAGCGCGGCCTCAACACGCTCACGAGCGCCCGCATTGCGCTGCTCAAGCGCCTGCTGCATCGCGCGGCGTCCAGCACTTGGCCGCGCGCCCGCAACCATCGCCATGTTCGTTCCAGCCTCATCTAGAACGTCCATAACCATAGGGTTAGAGCCGGGGGAGAATTGCTCCATACGCGCCAAACCACGGCGGCGGCGCTCTAGTTCTTGCTCAACGCTGATCCCGCGCCGCGCCGCCTCTTCTGGAATGTCAGAGCGATTGATTGCCCGCCCAAGCTCTTGCGCCGCTCGTTCGGTTGGGTTGAGCATGGGCGAAACCGCTGAGCGCCACGCATGGCCTAGGCCCATGCCGACGCCCTGGAACGCCGCGCCCGTAACGCCGCCCAGCGCGGCGCCGCCCAAGGCTCCCATCGCGCGATTGCCTAGACCTTCGGCGTCCAGGCGATCATCATTGTCGGAGCCCGCTCCATAGACCGCGCCAAAGCCCGCACCAGAACCGCCAGCCGCCATGATGCGCTGAGCGGGCGTAAGGTTGCGGAGCGCGTTTGCCCCCGCTGCTGCGCCGCGCGCCCCGCGCGCCGCAAGACCGATTGCGCCGCCAAGCGGCAGCGATCCGGCAATGGCGCCGCCAAGAGCCGAGCCCGCGTGATACTGCCATGCGTCGCGCAAGCGCTGGCGTGAACGCTCGGCTTGATTTGTGTACGCAGAGCCGAAGTCGCCGCCACTCAGACTGGCGCCAATGCCAGCCCCAAGCCCCATGAGTTCGTCACCAAAGCCAAGGCTCAAAGAGTCGCCAGCAGACGAAAGAAACGACCCATACTCACCGCCCGCACCTTGCAGGCGGTTTAGGCGACGCTCTTGTTGAATGTCAAAACGGGACGCGCGACCAGACGCGATGCGCTGCAATTCTTCGTTGCTGAAGTCATCCCAGCCGCGCGTCATGGAATAAGCCCCGCTCTACGCATCCGAATCTCCAGCGTGTTTGCGCGTGCCGTTTGGCCACGATCGCGCGCCACTGTGTATTCGCGTACAAGCTGTTGTTCAAAGATAGAATCCGGCTGGCGAAGCAGGCGCGGTGCGCCAGCGCGCCCGCCTGCCGTGCCGCCCTGCGGCGCCGGCGTTCCACCACCGCGCGCAGCCAGTGCCGCTGCCGCTTGGCGCGCTTCGTCGGATTGTCCACCACCAGCAGATGCGCCGCCACCTTGGCGACCGAAGCGCGTGTAGCCATCGGGGCTTTGATACCAGTTCCGCCCCGTCTGCGGATCGGGCTCATAAAGCGAGCGCGACGCGCCGCCCTCGCCGCCCTGGCGATACCGAAGCGCACTCTGGACTTGGCCTTCGAGATTCTGGCGGTCCTGCCGCGCACGCGCCAGCCAATCGCGTGCAAAAAGAGAGCCTGATTGCACGTTGGGATTGGAGCGAACGGCCGCGAGGAAGTCGATGTTTGAAACCGGCGTCTGACCACGCAAATCTTCGCGCGCGAGATTGCCGGACACGGCGTAGATTGTGTTCAAGTCCGCCCGCATCTGAGGGTCGCGGACGCGCGCAAGGACCAGCGACTGGTCACCGTCTAGTATTTGGTCAAAGGCCGCAGGGTTGCGTTGCAAAATCTCCTCAAGCGAGGCGATGTCGTTTTGCACAAGGTTCCAGCCATCCAAGCGGCCCATCCAGTCATTGATGCGCGTAGCCTCACCCCGGCCAAGCAGCGAATCGGCCGAGTTAAGCACGCGATCCTGCTCAAGCCGCTGCCGATCAAGTGCGAGCGAGGCGCCGCGATAGGCGCGATTATCGCGCGCCTCCTGCGTTTGTAGCTCCAACTGCTGTTGCTGAAGTTCAGACTGGCGCCGTTGTTGCAGATACGTCCCCAGCTCGTCCGGGTCGATCATGGCAAGCTCTGCACGCTCAGCCTCGGGGCGGCTTGCAATGAAGTCTCGCGCCAACTGGCGACGCTGTGAAACACTCGAGCGCTCATCCCGCATCCAGCCAAACTGCTCAGTCTCGCGCCCTTCAGCCGCCGCCAAACGCCGATCCTCGTTCGCCTGCCGTTGCCGCTGCGTGCGATCCTGCCCGAACTGGCGCAAGTCTTGCCCCACCGCGCCCCAATCGCCGCCGTTGCGCGAGTTGCCAAGCAGCGACAAGCCCATCTGCAAAAGCGGGCTCTCTGACCATGTGCCGAGGCGTTCGGTGAACGATGGCGCGCGAACTTGCGCTTGGCTCTGTCCCGGCGCCGCCATCAGCTCCGTGCCTGTTGTCGGCAGCATCTGAGCGGTCTGCGGCGTGAACGAAATCGGCTGCGGGCGGCGTTGCTGTGGACGCGGTGTGGCCGGTTGCGGCATGGGCTGCGCTTGCGGCTGGCTCGTGCCAAGCGTCGCGGCCCAGTTCGGATTGAACGACTCTTGTTGCTGTTGAGGCGCTTGCGCTGGCGTGCCGTATGGCGTGATCCACGGCGGGAGCCACGATTGCTGACCGAACATGGAGAGGCGGGAGAGGAGGCCCATTGTGATCAGTACGAACCGTAAGGAGAACTACGCTGCTGTGTGACTGCCGCCCGCGTCGCATAGGCCGGGTCACTGGCCTGCGCGACTTGTCGAAGGATCGCGTTGATTTCTTCGATGGAGTTAGCTTGGCTGATTGCCTCGGCCGCTTGCGGGTTTGTCTGAGACAGCCGCGACGCTGCGGTGATCTTGAATGACTGAAACGCGGCATCGTCGGCCATGCCGCCACCCGACTGCATTGCTGGGCGCATCATTTGCGGCGCTGCGTTGTCCATAGCGCCACCGCCGCCTCGGCCCATCATGCGGCCAAGCCTACCCAACAAACCCATCTCGCTCTCTCCTCAAAGCCCGCGCAAATAGCGGAACGCATCGTGATGCAGGCCAGCAGACGGCGCTTGGCCAGTGTAGCCGCCCATACCATCGCGCAAGCCTCCCGGCCCGCTGATCGGAACGCCCGCAATCGAGCGCCCGCCGCGTGTGTTGCCGGTGTTCACGTTCATCGGCGGGACCGGCGTTTGCGGCGGTGTGAACTGCACCGGCATCCGGCCCGGCGATGTGCCGCCGTGGATCGCGCCGAGTTGGTTCTGAAACTCTGGTGACGTGGAGAAGCCGCCCATCAGCGCGCCCATGCCGCCTTGGCCCGGTGGCATCTGCGGAGGCTGAAGTCCGCCGCCAATCCCGCCGCCCGGATTCATCATCGGCGGGCGCATGGTTGGAAATGGCTCGCCACCCATCCTTGGCGGCGGCACGCCCTGAGACTCGCCCGTCATCGCCATTTGCATGTTGTGCTGGAACATCGGATCGGTGGCCAAGTTGCCGAGCCGTCCCATCATCCCCGGCTGTTGCTGTTGTTGCTGGCCTTCGCCGCCGTGATCGCCTTGGCGCTGCATCAACATCGGCAGCAGGCCGAGCATGCCGTTTTGTCCCTCGCCAGCCATTGCGCCGCCGAGTAGTCGCGAAAGCATTCCCATTACAAAGCCCCGTAATCGACGCAGTAGAAACCAAGCGGATGCATCGTTACCGCTTCCGGCGCGATGCGCGCCGCTTCTTGAGCCATGACGCCACGGCGCTTCGGCTCGCTCTCGTCTTCACCGATGTAGTGGAAGTCGTACCAGCGATGGCCGCGCTCGTCGGAGCCGACGAACTCGATGTTCTTCTTGATGCGAATGTCTGAGCCACCAAACGCCGCGAAGATGCTGGCGATTGAAGCCGCAGTGCCCAGGCCCTGCATCAAGCGGTTTTCACCCGGCCCGCGCTGCGTCTGCACTTGCGAACTGAAGTCCGGCATTCCGCTGACCACTTGGCTGTAGCGGTTGAGCAAATCCCACGGCGCGTTGGCGTTGTAGTCGTAACGCGCGCGATCGGCGTCGAGATAGTTCTGCGCTTGGCCCTCGTACATGCCGCCGATGTCAAGCATCGCTTGGCCTGGCATCTGGCCATAACTGAAGAGGCCCGGAAGCAACGCCTGCTGACGTGCTGCGTCTTGGTTGCCCTGGCTGTAGAGCCCGCCAAACAACTCCGCGCCCTGAAGCTGGCGATTGGCGCCGCTGTCATAGAGCGAGCCCATCGTCTGCTGAGCGGTTAGCCCACGATTGCGCTCTGCCTCGTAAACCGGCGTCATGATCTGATTGTACGCGTTGCCGATGCCGCGCGTCATTGTGTCGGTGCGTGCAGCGTTGTTGCCATAGCGGCCCGATTGAGCGAACTGCGCATTGACCGCGTTGCCGATGTCGTTGGACGCGTTCTGGAACATGCTCTGGGCGTATTGGTTGTTACCCGTGCCGTACTGGCTCAAGCCCTGCATCGCCGGATTGTTGGAAAGCCCGCCCATCGCCGCGTTCGCTGCGAACGGCATTGCCGGGTTCCAGCCCGAGAGAGCGCGCCCGGCAGAGTCGTTTGCAGCCTGCAAGTTCGGCGCACCCTGCATGGCTTGGTTTTGCAGATAGTTCATTCCGCTCTGCGTTTGATCGCTGAACGGGACAACGGTTTGGCCGGGATAGTAAGCAGGCGTGCCTTGGTTGTAGAGCGCCCCGCCCGCGTTGATGATGTTCTGGCGCCATGCCTGCGTTACCGGATCAATCTCCGTCCGGTTAGTGACGGTTTGGCTGCCGCTGGATTGGCCACCCATGTTCTTAACCTAGCGCTTGCTCACCGGACTCAATCCGGCGGATGAGATCGGTGATCTCGTTCAGTTCGTTGCGAAGGCGTGGCGGCAAGAACGGCTGCTGCTGAAGTTCGGCGGCGCGTTGCTGCAAGCGCTGCACGAACGCCTGCCCCTGTGCTGACATCGCGGTCGGGGCGCTCATAGGCGCAGCGGGCATTGCTTGGCCCATGCCACCCATCATGGCGTTATCACCACCACCGGCAGCGGCGCGACTGCCTCTGCCCATCATGGAGCCTAGTCTTGAAAGCAGTCCCATTAGATTTCACGCTCCATAACGTAACCAACAATTCGCCAATGCGGCAGCGCCTTGGCCCAGCCCTTGCGCGCGCACGGTATCCGCACAGACGAACACCCGAACTGGCGCGCGAAATCGTCAAACGCATCGTCCACGGCGGGCCATTGCTTGGCCTGATCGCCGGTCGCCAAGAGGCAATCCAGCACGCGCCGGCCTTCAAGCTGCACGATGCACGTCACCATAACCGCTTGTAGTTTGCCGCCTTTGACAATGCCGAGAATTGGCCAGTTTTCGAGATTGGCGAGGATGGTCGCCACGTTGAACTGACCGCGACTATCGGCGCACGCCTGCTCAAGCATCGGCCCAATGTGCGGCCATCCCGCTTGCAGCATGTGCGGCTCGATCAGAACCAAAACCGGCTCGTCGGCCGTCACAGTGTCGTCAGTGTCCAGTAACGCCATGCACCGCCCGAATAGATATAACCCCGCGCATCATCGCGGCAGATTTCGCCCTCGTAGCCATTGTCGCCGCTGACCGGCGTTTTGCGCGGGATGTAGGGCCGGTCCTCCAGCGCCTCAATCGCGTCGCGCACTTCCTGCTTGCCGTAGTTCGGCGGCAGCTTCGGGCTGCGGCGTGCGATAGCAGTCAACGCACGCCCCGCGCCTTCGCAGGCTCAAACTCAAACCCGCGCGCATACGTCCACGTCTCACCGGACGGGATGACCACCTTAACGGCGTGATAAAACCCATCCGCGCCACGCTGCGGACAACGCCCGCTCGCTTGCTGCGCCACTTGGCTTTGAAAGCTGATCGCGTCGGACGGCTTCACCTTCGAGCCCGCCGCTGCCGTCGCTCCGCTCGCATCGGTCAGCGGCTTGATCCACTGAATGCCAGTGCGGCGGCTTGGGTAAAGCGCCTGCTCTGCGGTCTGGAATGTCGCTTCCATGTTCGCGCCGCTGAAGCCGCCAAGCTTATGCTCGCTTGTGAACGCCCCGAAATAGAACGCGCCGCCCTGATAGTAAGGGTCATCGAAGCTGATGTTGTAATCGTTATCCAGATCGCCGGTTAGGTCATCGAGCGTGACGCCCAGCGCAATCGACGGCGCTAGGATTTCGTGGCTCACGTCTGCATAAGTTGCGCGGCCGAGCTGGTAGTTGAAGAACAGCACCCGATCCGGCAGCGTCGTGGCGTTGCCCGTGCTCACATAGCCCGCGGCGAACACACGCCGGCGCGGATCAACCACCACCGACATATACGGCCACGCCGTGCGCTCTGAGTCCTCGATGAACCAATCATCGAACTTCTCATGCCCGATCGGCACAGGCTGGGATTGGAAGTCCCACATGTACCAGCCGTCCTCATCGAGGAAGAAGCAGACCTGGCCATATTGAACGAGGCTGTTCGGCTCAATGCAGCCGATCTTCTCTACCAGCTTGTCAATCTGCATGATGACATCGCCGCCCACGAACAGAACGCGGCGAATGCACTTTTCCTGAAACACGTAGAGCGCGGCCTGCGTGGCTGCGAAGCCGGTGATGTTGCCGCCGTCCGCGAACTCTTGCTCGTCGGAGAGGTTGACACCCGCCGTCCAACCCGCGCTGTTGCCGATCGCGCTCCACTTGATGCTCATGCCGTTCGTGCCGAGCGCGCCCAGAAACACAAACTCGCCATACGTGGCGATGTACTTGGCCAGCCCCGGCGATCCGCCCAGATCGGCGAACGCCGTCGCCGCAGTGCTAGCATCAATGTACTGGATCGGGTCCAGCGCGTTCGTGGCGATGACGCGATCCCCGAACGTGGCAAAGCGCCAGCGCGTTGTGCTTGTTGCCGTCGTATAGCCGCCAACCTTGCTGCGATCTGTCCACGTGCCCGCCTCAAGCTCGTAAAGCTTGGTGGCGTCGCCTGCGTACATGTGTGCGGCGTTGTCGATGTCGCGCACTGCGATAACGCCAATACAGCGGGCCGTCAGCGCGCCGGTCGTTGCCGTCAGCGTTTGCAGTGGGTGGTAGTGGTCGCTGACCGGTACGCAATTCTTGGCCGTGTAGAGATGCAGCGGCGGGCCGATGTCGGCGCGGTCTGGCTCCCACGGGCCGAAGTCAACTGTCGGCACGTTCCGCCTTTTCGCGCGCTTGCTTTTCTGCGCGGTCCTTCGCGTCTTGCTCGCCTGCGCTGAACACGCGCGCGCGGCCTTCGTGGTCGCCTATGCGGCAGATGATAAGCCGCCCGCGCGCGTCGGTGCGCTCAGTAAACTCTGGCGTCACCTGAGCCTTCGTTCCAATTCAGCAAGCAATTGCTCCTTCGTTAATTCGCGCTTGGCCTCGCGGAGCTGCAAGCTCTCCACGATGGCCTTCGTCTTGTTGCCGCCGTGGCTTCGCTCAGCGACGCGCTCCAGCAGCTCTAACTCTTCTGTGGATAACCGCACAGAAACCGGCGTTTTGGGTGCTTTTGCCATAATGCACCCCGCATAGCACACGCTATACGTCATTGACAAGCGTATAGCACACGCTATACTTGGCTCATGGTTAGCAAAGGAAACCAACCATGAAAGTCCAAACCCAGCAGGCGGCGATCACCGTCAGCCTGTGGGTGCTCATCCTCTCCGTGGAGAGCAAAAGCGCCCTGTTCGCGTACGAGACGCAAGCCACGCCGATTGAGGGCGTCCAGTTTGCGGCAATCACTATCCTCGGCGCGATCCTCGCCGCTCTGGGCTTCACGCTCATCGGCCAAATGAAAAACGACGAGCGCGCCAGCGTTCGCAAACAAGCCGGCATCGTTCGCCTCATCGCGATCGCCTTTCTCTGCTTTCCCGTTTTCTTCTTCGGGTCGGCAGTGAAGCTCCACAACGATCAGACCGCCTGGGACGCCTACCACGCTTCCCCGGCGTACGAAGTCGATCAGGCGCTTGCCTCGCAAGCCAGCCTGACGATCTCGGAGCAAACGGTGGACTCCTGGGAAATCCAAGAGGCCGCTCGCCGATTGGTCCGTCCCACGAACGCGAACTTGAGCCCGCTTGACGGTGAGCTTTGGTTCGCACTCGTGCTCCTCGGCCTCCTCAACTTCGCGGCCGAGAAGTTCCGGGTGCCTGCGCCCATCACGCAAGAAGAGCGGATGGCGCTGATGTTCAAAGAGCGCGGCAAGAAAGCCGCCGCGACCCGCAAGGCGCGCAAGGCTGCGAAAGCCGCCAAGCCCCGCCTCGTCATCACTAAGTAACTCACCGGCCCCGTGCTAACGTGCGGGGCCGCTTCTTTTTGGAGCGCCAACCATGCGCCGCATTTTCATCATCGTCGCGCTGTCCGCGTGCAGCCCGCAACCACCGTCACCGCCGCCTGTCTTGGAGGCGCCAGCCGCTAGCGAAGAACTCGGCCCGTCCGTGCTTTGCGAAGACCCCGCCAAGCTCGTTTCAGAGCGTGGCCCAGATGGGCCGACTGTTTACTATTGCGCCGACTAGTAGCCGCCGCCGCCAGTGCCGCCCCGGCGCTGGCGTTCGAGCGCGCCCGTTCGCCTGTTGTAACGGTCGCGCTGTTCGCGCAGGCGCTCCAAATCTTGCTCACCCTCGCGGCGGTAGTAGTCCAACTGATCGTTCGAGCGCGACAGGAGTGCCGCCAATTCGGGATCAGGACGCGGCACGTATGACGGCATCGGCATTTGTGGCGCGCTTAGTGGCTCCATGCCGCGCACTGGCCCGACCGCGTTGTAGCTAGAGCTAGACGGTGCCATGTCGCCGCCTTGCGCCACCACCGACGAAAACGGCACGCCGCGTAGCTTGTTTTCCAGATCATCGGGCAGCGTCACTGGAGCACGCGCCCACGGTGCAGGATCCTCCGTCACGCCGCCCGGACCCATCGGGAACTGAAACTGATGCGGCTCTGCGGCGGGCATCATCTTCGGCGGCTCGGCATTCACGATGCCTAGGATGCGGCTTAAGAAACCCATTAGGCGACGCTCCCTGGACGCGCGACCAGAATAGACCCGCTCGACTGCGCGCGCCGCTCCATCGCGGTCAAACCATTGGCCTGCGCAAACATCTTGGACCGCTCCACATTGGCACGCTCGAAATCGGCCATCCAGTCGCACGCCTCGGCAATGACGCCCTGGCGATAAAGCCCCGGATGGTTGGTCAGTATGTCGTCCGTCGAACTGTCGCCCGTGAACGCGCCGAGCTTGGTGTAATACGTCACCTGAAGCGTCGCGTCGGTCGTAGGCGCCACATAGAGATTGTCGCCGTCGATCGTGTACTTCTGCGGCGTGCCGGTTGCGATTGAATCCGGGTCCGTCTTGAACTGGCGGAGCGGCGTGTAAATCAGGTCCTTGCCCGAGCCGTCCGAAGCATCAATCCAGATCCGCTTGAATTCAAGCCATGACGCCGGCAGCGCGCCCACGGCGCTGGTGGTCGTGATCGTGCCTTGCGTCTCCATCGAACGCACCCGCACCGGCTGCATGAACCACGTCTTGCCGTCCGGGCTCATCACGCCGTTCGTCAGTTTGTCGGCCACGTCATTGGCCCATTCGAGGAACAGCGAGTCGTCAAACGTGCGCTCAAGCCAGCTCTCGACCGCAGTTTGCAGCGTGCCGATGTTCGTTATCGCCATGACTCAGCGACCCAATCTAAGTGCGCCAACTGATGCGGCTTTTCTTCGCCGTGGAAGTACACGATGCGCGTCTCGTCCTCGATGCCGTAATGCTTGGTGTGGCCCTTGAAGCTGACCACTTGGCGCGGAAACAGGTCGTCAATCACCGCCACCGGCAGCGACCTGATCCACTCCATGTCATTGCCGCCCGGAAACTCTGACCACACCCAGCCGTGACCCTTCGGCACGAGCGCCACACCGTTGCAGACCTTCTCAGGAAAGAACGGGTCGCGCGGGACGGCCAATTGTGAGCCTTCCAGGCAATAGCGCGCCAGCTCGTCGCAATTGCCGACGATCACCGTATCCAGCCCGACGAGGATCATGGGCTCGTCAAGCCGATACGGCTCAATGCACGCGCTGTAGCCCGGCTCGGCCGCGCTCAAGCGCTCCTGCCAGATCGGCTCTGCGAACTCGCGCGGCTTCTCGGTGAAGCACACGAAGCGGAACGGCACAGTCAGGTTGCGCTTAAAGCCCCGGTAAAGCTTTTCCACGTCCTCGGTCGTGTAGTGGCGCGAGAACGGCAGGCTCTGCTCGTTTGCATCCCAAAACGGAACCGCGACCGTAATCATCCGCGCAACTGGACCGTGCTTGGCCGGATGCGCTCACCGGCGAACCGCATCCGCACTTTCTGCGCTTCGGTCCCGACCGGCGCGCACATATTGTTGCTAAGCATCAGCATCCCAGGCGGCACGTCATGGCCGCAGACCACGCCCGCGCCAACCATCGCGCCCGCGCCGATGTGAACGCCCGGCAAGATCACCGCGCCGGCGCAAACCGTGGCGCCATCGTCAATGATGATCGCCCAGCGCTTGCCGTCGAACTTGGAGACGTCGAACCCCTCCTTGTGCGCGCGTGGCCACGCGTCGTTGCACAGAACCGCGTTCGGCCCAATGAACACGTCATTGCCGAGCTTGAAACCCGGCCCCGCCGCTACGTTGTGGCAGATGATGACCCGATCGCCCGCGACTGAGCCGTCAAAGCACGCGCCGGAGGCCACATTGCAATCCTCGCCCAGCACAGCGCCGCGGAGCACGCTGGCGAATTGCCAGACGCGCGTTCTCTTGCCGATGGTGCAGTCATCGTGAACCACCGCGAGCGGATGGATCATGCCGCCGCCGCCTTGCTGTCGGTCAGCGCCTTAAGATCGCGCGCGACTTGCTGGATCACAGGCTTCCATTCGCCCCATTGCTTCTGACGATAGACCTTCACGCTCTCGTAAAAGCCCATCGTGTCTTCACCGAAAAATCCGGTGTAGCGCCATTGCGGGACCGCATCGGCAAGCGCCCAGCACGGCACGCCGAGCGCGCCGCAATAGTCCACCACGCTCGTCTGCACGCTGATGACCAAATCTAGATTGGTCAGGATCGCCGCCAGATCGTCCATGTCGGCGCCCTTGCGCGTCGCCCAATACGGGTTCAGCACATCGGGCGCGAACTCTAGGTCCTTGCGGCGGTCTTCATATTCCAGGCTGACAAACGTGCAGTCCTGGCCGCGCATCAGCGCTAGGATGTCCTCGAACGGGACGGAGCGTCGGCCGCGTCCGGTTTCCCAGCTTCCGCCTGTCCATGCAATGCCCACACGCGGGCGCGCCAGTGAACCCACTCGACCAGATCGCGAAAGCCACGCTTGCCACGCAGCAGAGCGAGCATCATCACAGGCAAGGAAGCGGTCGCGCTTAAATGGCTCCGGCGCAAAGAACTCACCAAGACCGCCCATCTCCAGCTTATGCGTAACGCCCTCGTCACGCGGCCACTCAGAGTACATCTCCCGCAGCGATCCGTACACCGTCGCGTCTGGAAAAGAGCGCCGGAACAGTTCGGCGTTGCGCTCATAACACTCGATGATAACCCCAGAGCCCTTGGCCTGAGCCGCCTCGATCGCTGCCGGGATCATGCTCGCATACATGACCTCATCGCCAATGCCCTGTTCGCCGTAGATCACCACCACGGCCTTCTCATGCTTGTTCGGGTTCCAGCGCGGCGTTTCCTTGCCGGCGTGGTAGTTGCGTATCTTGCGATCCGGCTGGCCCAAGCTCGGCTTGAACTCGCGCCATGCTTCCTTCCAACGCCCCAGCGCAAAGAGCGCGAAGCTCTTGTTATGGCATACCTCTGGCTGGACCCCGTACTTGCGCTCCGAACGCTCGGCCCATTCCAGCGCCTCGGCATGACGCCCGCATGTGCTGGCGATGTTGCAGAGGATGGAGAGCCCGTCCAGCGTGTCCGGCGCAATCATCTGCGCCCGCATGGCCGCGCGGTACGCTTCCAGCGGGTGCCGCTCATGCAGGCACATCGCAAGGTTCAGCCAGATCGGCGCGCGGTTCGGCTCTAGCTTCGTCGCCAAGCTCAGAAGCTGCGCCGCGGTCCCTTCATTGCCCGCACGGCGTAGCGCCAGAGCAGACAGGAACATCGCCTCAGTGCGCAGCGGGTCGTTCTTCAGCACCTCATCGGCGCACGCCATGACCTCGCCCCAGCTCTCACGCTGAGCGGCGCGCTGGGCTTCCAGTAGCAGGCGATCGTTGTCGTCAGTCAGTTCGGAGGCGCTTAGCTCGGTCACAGATCGTCCTTACACGGCCAGATCAGGCCATTGCCCGGAACGTGGATCATGCGCGTCATGCCCTCGGTGGAGCCGTCGCCCATATCCATGTCCACGGTCTTCAAGTGCTGCCAATCGGGGTCACGCAGCTTCTTCAGCACGCGCTTCAAGTGTTCGTTCGGCACGCCGTTGCGGTCAGTCTCGGCAAGGAGGACGTTGATGCCCTCCTTCATCCACTGCTCGACCACCAGCATCGGGATCGACGCGTAGCGCAGCCACTTGTCTTCCTTCTTGCGCCACGTCTGCTCAGACTGGCGCCACTCGGCATTGTCATCGAGCACGCTAGAGCAATCCTGCGTTCGCTTGATCGTCATCTGCCCGGTGTCGGTGTCGTACTGGTATTCTTCCAGCACGCCCAAGAACGGGTCCCAATCGAACATCAGCTCCCACTTGGAATAGGCGCGCTGATGCTTGGCTGCGTGCAGGAAGCGGGCTTCGTCGTCGCCGGGGTCGCCCGTGTACTGAACCGATTTGAACCTCATTCGGCGATGATCACATGGCCCATGTCGCGGCGGCGCTCATACGCCTCGCGCTTCAGGCGCACAGGACGGCCATTGGCCACCTCATACGTCTTGCCGTCCGGTGTCTCGTCGCCGGTAAACACCACCTTCTTCGGGCTCGTCACCATGCGGGACGAGCCGTCACTGTTCACTTGGCGCACCGTCTCGTACCCAGCGCGCACAGAGCAGCGGACGATCTCGCCAAGGCTCTGCGGCGGCAGGGCGCTGGAACGCTGCATGGCCTTGCTGATCGCGTCTGCCAGCACGTTCGCATCGGGCGGCGCGTCGCCTTCCAGCGTGCGCTGACGGGCGCGCTTGATGCTGGCGCTCTCGCCTGCGGTCGCGGCCGCTACGCCGCTCATGTCGTTTGGGTCTTGTGCCATTGTCACTCCAAAAAATGTTCTGGCTGGCGAGTGTCGGGTCATTTCAACACTCGCGGGGCGCTTGACCACGGTCCTAAACCCTGCGCTACCCCCTGCCGAAGCAGGCAGCCAGAAACCCTATGTTAGTCCTAGCTCGTCGCGATGTCGGCCAGAATCCAGTTGCCCTTTTCGTTTCGGGACGCCTGGCTAAACTCCATCTTCAGCAGCTTGCGGTTGGCGTGGCCAACGCGCGCCAGAGGCTCGACGGAGAACGGTTGCAGATAGTGGATGGACCACATCTTCGGGTCGATACCCAGCACCGAACGCGGCGTGCTGGCGCCGCGCGTTGACGAGGTGGCCACGAAGCGGTTCGGCACCGCTTTCTTGACGCCAAAGTCAGACGCGTAAAGGTCCACAGCGCCGACGATCACATTCGAGCCCGTGGACTTGTCCACGATGTTGTACTTCGTCGCAACGCCAGAGAAGCCGCTGAGGGTCTGCTTCGCAAACGAGCCAAGCATGATGATGCTGTCCTCGCCGCCTTCATCCCAGCAGGCCTTGATGCGGCCCTTGAGCAGCGTCTCGGTAAAGGTACGGGTCGAAGAGCCGTCCGTCGCCGCAGCCACGATGCCGGTGCCGCTGTTGTAGCCGCCCTGCGTCGAAGCCGTTGAGCCTTTGCGGCTGTCGTTCGTGGTGATCCAAGCCTCGAAGCCGGCGCACTGGCGCGCGGTAAGCGCCGAACCGTCATCCGAAGCCCAGTTGCCAGCAAGACGCGCCTCCATGTGCCGCTTCAGTTCCTTGGTGCGCTTCATCACCTGATAGCCGGTTTCCGTGTCGCGCCCTGCGGCGGTGACGGCATCGGCCGAGTCAGAGATGATGATTGCGCGGTCCATGATCTGCATGTGGTTCTTCAGGCGAACCGTTGCAGTGAACGTGCGGTCAGTGGCGGAAGCGCCTTCAAGAACGGTGATCGAACCGTCTGCGGAAGCCAGCGTGTCGGTCTGCCATTCAATCACGCGGTTCGTGGCTTTCTTGCCCTTCTGAACCGTGGATTGATACGGCGTGTCAGTCGGCGCGATGTTGTAAATCGCATCCGACAAGTCTTCCCGAACGCCAACCTGTCCATAGGTTGTCGTGGTCATGTTGAATTGTCCTTTGGGTTAGATGCGCCCGGCCTTCACCAATCCGGTGAAGAACGCCGCGGCGTCATCGTCTGAGTTGGTCTGCTTCAATCGGCCCAAAGCGTTCTGTGCAAATTGGCCCTTCTGGTCGCGCGCTTGTGCGGGCGAGCCCTTGGCCTCCTGTTTGCTCCGAACCAGCTTCGGCGCCTTCGCTTCCACCTTCGCCTTCACGTCCCCGCTCTGCGCCTTCATGGCCCGATAGGCCAAGGCGTCCCGGGCAACGAGTGCCTGCCGGTGGTCTGTCAAAACGGCATCAAGCTCCTCGGCCGAAAAGCCGTAGGACTTGCCCATGTCGTTGACGAACTTGTCTAGCGTCTCGCGCTGGCCGAACTCGGGCCATGCGCGCGTCAGACGCTGCAACTCCAGTGTTTCGCGATGCTCGTTAGCCTGCGCTTGCGCGGTCTGCGCCTGCTGCACAAGCTGCGAGCCCAGTTGCCGCGCTTGCCCATACTGCTGGCTCGCGCGCTGATACTGCGCATAGGCGCGGTGGTAGCCGTCCGGGTCGTATTGCGGGCTGGACGGGTTCAGCATCGCCTCGGCGTTCGGCGGCTGCGGCTCGCCCAGCATCTGCAACGCCGCTTGCAGCATGTACGCCGTTTGCTGGCCCACTTGCTCAACCTGACGCAAGCGTTGCGTCGCTTGGCTCACCGCCTCCTGCTCGACGCGCTCGATGATCTGCGCCTTCTGGGCTTCGATGCGCTCATACGCTTGCGCCTTCTCGACCAGATCGGCCACCTTCAGGCGCTTGGGCTCTTGGCCTTCCTCGCCTGCAATCTCAATCTCGTCTTCGTCCGGCTCGGCTTTGTCGTCGGCCTTTGCCTTCGTCTCTTCCTGCTCGGGCGTCTCTTCCTCTTCGATCGCAGCATCCGGGTCAGCGTCACGCACTTCTTGCGAGGGCGCTTGCCCGATATCGCCCTCGTCCGGGGCCATGACTGCCGTTAGCAGCGCGCTTTCAGCGGCTGCTTCTGTGCTTTCCATGCTCATGCGTTACCTCAGAAATACGGACGCGGGCCCTTGGCCAAGCGGTCCAGTTCGGCTTCCGCCGCGCGCCCGTCGCGGGCCAATTCAGTCAAGTACTTCAGCATCTGCCGCTGCGATTGGATCGCCACCGACAGATTGCGCCGGCCAGCGTCGTCATCGAGCGGCAAGCTCAGCATCGTATGCGTCAGGTTTGCCTCAGAGCGCGCCATGAAGTCTTGGACTTGCGTGCTCTCCAGAAACTGACGCACCGCAGCGCCCTCGGATGCGCGCGTGATAAGCGTCGCCTCGTCCGGTGCGGTCGGCATCGGCTGCGAAGGCCGCACCGCGTCAGCGATGAAGCTGCGAATCTCCTTGCGGAGGAAGCTGTTGATCTTCTCTAGGCGGCTAATAGGAAAATCTCCTCGTCGTCTTCTTCCTGCGCCTGCTCGATCGCCTCGCGCATGGCCTTGGCTATCTCTTGGGCCAACGCTTGGCGGCGCCGCGCATCCTCTCGGACCTCGGCCAACTGATCCGCGAACTCCCGAACCACCGGGACTTGGTAGCGCACCGGCAGCGCCTCAAACGCCTGCACCGGCAAGCCATACACGCGCCGCTTCGGCTTGGGCGTTTGCGGCTCGGGCGTTGCTTCCGGTTCTGGAGCCGGCATCCTTGCCAGTTCGTCCAAGAAACGCTGCAAGGAATGGCCGCGCTTCTTGTGTGCGCCGGCCCCGCTTGGTTGCGTGACCGCTGCACTATCGCCCCCACCACCGCCGCTGCCCGCTCCGACAAGGGCAAGCAGTAGCGACATGCGTTATTCCCAGCCGTAAATCGGCGTCCAGGTGAACGTGATCGTCTGCGATGCCGTGGCCGTGCCGACCATGAACTTGCCGACGAGCTGGACGAACTCGCCGGGGTTCACAAAGATTGGCGCGTCGCCTAGGTAAATTTCAATCGGCCCATGCTGTGGAGCTTGGCCGATCGCTGCGCCGACAGGCCAAGTCATATAGCCGAGCGGCAAGCGACGCGGCGCTTTGGCGGCGGCTGCTTCAGTGGTCGCAAGCGAAACAGCCGTGTGACCATAGGCCAGCGAGAATTGAAGCGTGGTGGCTGTAGTCGCGACTGCCGCGCCGGTGTTCACCGCATCAATGCGAACGCCACGGATAACGCAGCGTCGGCCCTGCACGTTGGCCGTACCTGCCGGGATCTGATAGCTGCCCCAGATGCCGTCTGTCGCAGCCGCAACCGCCGCCGTGACAACGCCTTGCCCGCCCAAGCCTGCTGGCAAGTTGGCCGTCAGGGCCGTGTTCGACGGCGCAGCAGCGGTCGGGTTGGTGCTGTTGGGATAGGTCGCAAGCGAGCCCATCGTGCCGCCCGACAGGCCCTGATAGGAGCCATAAGCGCGGTTGCCGACGACAGAGGCCGTCTGTGAGATGTTCGGGCCGCCGACGGTCACGGTGTAATCGTTCAGCACGAACGACAGGGCCGAGCCCGCAGCGCCGCCCGTAATGACGTGACGCAAGGCCACCGGGAGAGACGCGCTCATGCACGGCTGGCCTTGGCCTACCGGCGTCTCGATCTCGGCATAGAGCACATCATCGATCCAGAACTTAACGGCGTGCTCGTGGATCGAGATGATGAACTGGTACTTCTGATTGTTCGCGTAGGTGAAGGCAAAGACGCTGCTAGTCGTCTCCGTGCCGTTCGAGTTGATGACACCGAATAGGCCCGCACTCGTCAGGCGGAAGTAAATCCCGTCAGTCGGCGCGTAAGGGTTCGTGGTCGCAAGCCGCGCAAAGCCGAAGTCCACGATGGTGTTGGTGGTTGGCTGCGCCGAGAAGCTGCCCGCGAACTCGCCGTAGAGGTTGGCGGCGCCGATCAGCGGAAACTCAGCATAGCTGTTCCACTGAACGCCGGTGGTCGTGGTCGTGATGTTGCCGCTGTTGGTGGTCATGCCCGCAGCCGTCCAACCAATCGTCATGGTCGTGTTGCGGTAAGCGTGCTTGCCAGTGTTCTGAGCCGTGTAGTTGAACGTCTCGATGTCGAAAATCGCCTCGCTGGAGATACGCAGCTTGGCGTCGTCATCCGTCTCAGGCGATGCGAGATAGGCCGTGCCGGTCTTCGTGCCTGGATCGTTCTCCGAGAACAGCCGCACAGCGCCGACTTCGGCCGGGCTGGTGTTCTGCGCGAGATCAATCTTCAGTCGGTTGGTCGACGTGACCTCGGCCACATTGCCGGAAGCGCTTCCGATCAGCTTAAGAAACCAGCTCACGTGTAAACGTACCTCACATCAAAAGTCCCGGTGCACAGGCCAACCAAACACGTCACGTTGAGCGTGAATGACCCGTTGCCAGGGACACAAAAGAGACGCCAGGACACCGCCGCAAAAGCGTGCTCACTGGCTGAATTGTCCACGGTCGCGTCACCCTGCACGTAAGCTTCCATGTACGAGGCTGACGTGACGCCGGAGTCCGCAATCACAAACGAAGCGTCCGCTACGGGCGTTGAGCCAAAGTCGATTGTCGCCGTCCCTGTGGACGCCATTATTCAACACCGACCGCGCGCCCATCAGACCCGCGCTTAATCGACTTCGGCCGGCGAAGCTCTTTGATTAGCTCCTGCTGGCCCTTCATCATCGCCTCAATCAAGCGATCCGTGCGGCTCGGCTTGCCATCCACCTCAGCCTCTGCGTCCTCGCGCTCGTCATCGTCCTTGGCCAGCTTGAACTTCTCCAAAGCAGCGCCTTCCTTGCGCGCGGCCTTGCCGTCTTCCAGCTTGGCGCTCTCGACCTCGCCTCTGAACTCGATCTCACGCGCCTTCATCTGAAGCTCGGCCTGCTTGATCTGCGCCTCAAGCTGCGCCTTCTCGCGCTCGAACTGGAGCCGCTCGGCTTCAAGCTGGACGCGCAGCATCTCAATCTGATGCTCGCGCTGCGCCTTCTCCGCATCCATCTGGGCGCGCATCAACTCATCACGCTGCTGCGCCGCAGCGACTTGCATGTCCTTTTCGGCCTGCAACACCGTCTGGCGCTCGGCAGACTGAGCCTTCATCTGCTCCATCTGCACCGACGCCTGCATCTCCATCTGAGCCTTCTGAAGCTCAGCCTGGACCTTGGCCGCGTTCGGGTCTTGCGGCGGCGGCGGCACATAGGGCTCCATCTGCCCCGTCTGCGGGTTCTGCTGAACCGGCGCCCCGAAGAACTTGTCCGGCGTCTTAAAGCCCAGGAGCCGCAGCTTCTCGCTGACGAGATTGTAGAGGTGCTCGGGCTTCACCACAGGCGTACCCGGCCCGTAAGCGCTCACCCATGCCACCTGATCCTGCTGGATCATCTGAAGCATCATGAGCTGCTTTTCACGCGCGCCCGTACCAAGACCGACGCTCACCGTGCATTGAATGTCAGCCGCCCAGGCGCGCGGGTCGATGTTCTGCCACTCGCCCGCGATCTTGATGCTGCGGGCTTCGTTCTGGTGCTTGTGAATGAGCCGATAAAGCTTCTTGCCAAGCTGCTGCAAGCCGACCGCCAGATTGCGCGCGATCTCTTCCTTGCGCACGCTAGCCGCGTTCTGCAACAGCTCCACGCCCTTGGCCGTGTCGTGCAGGATATCCGGATCCATCGGCTGAGCCGATCGGTTCACGCCCGTCCGGCTCTCGGCTACACGGTCGATCCACTGCATCGCCGTCAGCGCAGACGCGGACAGGTCAGGCGTAACGATCGGCATTAGGGCATCGGACGCAGTGCCTGCGCCTTCGATCACCACGCCAGGCCGCACCGTCAGCAACGCATCGAGGCCGCGCTGGCTCACGATGTTCGTGTTGGCATACGTGCGCGGAACCACGCTCATATACACGCTGTCCAGCATGTTACGGAGCAGCACCGTCTTGACCCGCTGAATGTCCATCGCCTCATCGGCAATGCTCAAGCCGAAGAAGCGGTGCGGGATCGGGTTCGGCGTCCAGTGGCTGTAGATGTGCTCGTCCACCTCCTCCTTCTCGAGGATGCAATCGCCCAGGCGATAGCAGCGGATGAGCTCGGGCATCCCGTCGCCGTCCAGATCGTAGCGGATGTACTCCCGCATGATCTCGACCTCGCCGGCATCGCCCTCGGTAGCGCCGCGCATGGCGCCAGCGTCCCAGCCTTCCAGGTCACGGAAGCGCTCAGCCCGGCGCTCGTCGGTGTTGAAACCTGACGTATCGCCCTGGTGGCTGTCTATCTCTTCGGCGTACTCCGGCCACTTGCGCTTAGCCTCGCCACGCATCATGCGAACCACGTCGCCGCAATAGCGCGCCGTCTCCAAGTCCACCGTGCGCGCCGCAATGCGGAAGTCCTCAGGCGCGATCGCAAACACTTCCGGATATGCGCACTTGGTGCGCTTCCTGATCTTGAAGGCATAGAACATGCCGTCAGGGTGCGCTTCGTCTGGCTGGCCTTGCTCTACGTCCTGACCCACGATCTCCGTGGACGGGTCAGCCATGAGCGCTTGCGCCTGCATCATGTTGAGGCCGCTCACCTCTTGAGCGGGGCTGTACTCAGCTTCCTTCCACTCGCAGCCCATGATGCCGACGCGCTGCAACAGGCCGTCGAAGATGAACGCATCAAGCTCGCGCTCGCCCTCGTTGTCATTGAGGAACGTGTAATTGACCAGATCGGTTGCGGCCTCGGCGTGCTGGTCGCTCTCAGGCGTGACACCGGCGAACTCAAACACCTTCGGGCCGCTGGTGAACGTGCGGCGCAGATCAGGCCGCAGCCACTGGATAATCTCATAGACCTCGCGCGTAGTGACACGGCTGCGGCCGTCCACCTCATCGCCGTACTCGTCGCCGTAATAGCGCTTAAGCGCATTGATCTGCGCTTCCTGAAGCTCGCTCTTGAGGTAGGACGCAGCCCATTGCTCTTCGGCACGCAGGGCCTCGACTAGGCCGCTGTTGTCAGCGTCGCCACGGTCGTAAGCCAATTAGGCCACCGTCCCCATAGGCGGCGCGAGCGGGCGCTCAGTGGCTCGGAACTCGGGCGCCTTGTAGTCAATGCACATCAGACCGAACGCATCCGCGCCGTGGCTTGACCAATCATGCTCCGGGCCTAGCCCCACATTCCGCTCCTCGTGTCGCTTCTCGTGATAATGCCCAATCGCTCTGACGCCGGGCCGTGTCTTGTCTTCGTCAAAATGGATGCGCGGGAATAAGCGCCGCGCCGCGTCCACACGCTGCATCGCAGCGCCCGGCCCCTGATTGCGGATCACCCGCGTCTGGAAGCCCGCCGCTTTGGCCTGCATCTCGTAGCTCATGCTCACAGGGTTATCCGGGTGAATGCTCGCCCCGTCATGCGGCAGCACGCACAGACACGCCTCGTAACCGTTGGCTCTGAGCCAGTTGAAATAATAGCCAGGCGCCTGGCCCACGCCCTCGCAATAGTCGATGACGTTGATCCGCTCGCCGGCAAACTGAGCCACCCAGATCGCTGTGGCATCGTTGCGGCCCAAGTCCCAATACGCCCGCACCTGAAAGTTCGGGTCCATCATGAGCGGGGCTATGCGGCCTTGCTCTCTTGCCGCCCGAAGCTGCTTGGCGAAGTATGCGCCGTCCACTTCACGGACATACTCGCCGCCGTAGATGTGCTCAGCGCGATCGGGCTCGTCCCGATACATCGCCTCCATCGCCTCCCGCAGTTCTGCCGGGAACCAAGGGTTATCGTCCCAACGCACTCGGCGCAGAATTGTGCGGGGCGGCGGGCCATTCGCGCTGCGAAACATCTTCTCGATCGGGTCGTGCTCGTATTCCGGGTTCCAGCTCCACAGCAACGCTGACCCGTCTTTGCGAACCGTGGGAATCAGGATGTCTAGCGTCCGCTGGCTAATGCGCGCCGCTTCCTCGACCCACACGCGGTCCATGCCCTCCATCGACTTCATGCCGTCCGGGTTGCGCCAGAGGCCCTTGAAGATGAACAGGCTGTCGTTGTTCTTGCCGCGTATCTCGTAAGGCGGGCTGTACGTGCTCTCGAAATGATCGCGCAAGCCAAGCGCCTCGATGCGGTCATCGAGGAGCTGCTTCACGCTCTCCTTGATGTCCTTCATGTGCTCGCGTGCGCAGCCTACGCGCAGTGTTCGCTGTGCTGCCGTGATGAGCAGATGATCCGCGATCGCCCAGCTCTTGCCGCCACCGCGCCCGCCGTAGAGTGCGTAGTGTCGGGCAGGCTCCCAAAGACAGCCCGCGTATTCCGGTAGCTTAACTGTCGCTAGCACCCGTCACCAAAACGACCTTGAAGCCCTCCAGCTTCTTGCCCTCGTTGTCGGCGTGGTTCACTTGCATAGGCAGCACTTTGCCCACTAGGCCCAGGAAGGCCGTTGGGTTCTCGTCCGCCTGGCGAACGAGATAGTTAACGCCGCCCGCCTTGCTCAGCGCCTGCTCAATCATGCTCTTGATCGCGGCGTTGTCTTTGTTCGGCGTTCCCTTCTGGCGTCCGCCATACTTCGGGCCACCCTTGGGCCGTGCCATACTACCTAACCTACTTTAGTAACCTAGTTACGCCTCGTAACGTCTTGCCCAGGGTTCGTGTAAGCGTCGCTACGCTCTTGTTCTCCGTGCGTGGAGATCAGCGCGCCGGTCATGGCTTGTTCCCGGAACGAGCGCGTTGCTGTGTCCCAGATGATGCCCTGCATCGCGAAGATGGCGCCGCAGGCGAGGATCATGCCTGCCGGTACGCCTATGGCGAAGCCTAGCCAGCGTTGGTGCCTGCCGTGTTTGGCTTCTTCGCCTGTCGTGGGGCGTGCGTCGCGTTCAGCGCGGAGCTGGGCGAGCTGGCTTGCTTCCTCGATGCGCTGGACGCCCAGGGCTTGCAGCATGTCCTTGCGTTCGGCTTCGCGGCCTTGGCGTATGGCTTGAGCGCGTATGCCGTCTTCGCGCGCTTTGACCTTGGCCAGCGCTGCTGCGCGTGTGGCTTCTGGGGTTTGGGCTAGCTCACCCATGCGACGCCTGCCATGCCTTCACGGCCTCCCAGAACACTTGAGCGGCTTCGTCCATCGTGACGTTCTCATTGATCTCAACTCGACCGTTCGGGTGGATACGGACGTACCAATCACCCTCTTTGGAGAACGTCAGCGGCGCAGCCTGCGGCTCGAAGTTCAGCGGCTCGCTCATGCGGGCTCAGCGCGCCTTCGCCTTCTTGGCCGGTGCTTTCTTCGCGGCCTTGGCGGCTTTCTTGGTCTTGGCGTTCAGCTTGGTCATGCTTTGCTCTCCGGTTCGATGATTGCGCAGGCGTCAATGATTTGGCGGATGGTCGCGCCTTCGTCTAGGGCGTCCAGAACGGCGCGAAGCGCGATGCGACGGCCGAAGACGATTTGCATCTCGCGCCGCTGCCCGTAGGCCAAGCGGCCCAGATATTCCAAATCCGCGCACTGAGGCTCTGAGCTAGCCTGCTCGTCGTCCATCGTATCGCTCCTGTTGGGTCCGCAGCAGCCCGCCGTCGTGGACGATGGGGAGGGAGACGTCGCCATCCTTAATTCCGGCAAACCAGGCCGAACGATCTGGGATGGCAGCGTGGCGGGCTGCTGTGGTTGGCTTTCTGGCGGGCGGTGGAACGGCTAGCGTCAAGGGGCTGACAGGGATGCGCCGTCCGGACGCGCTCGCCAGAAACAAGTTGCGCGCCAAGGGTTGGCCCTGGCGCGCGAATAACAGCTTTTCACAATTGGCCTTGATTTGGGGCGCCCGTCAAGCCGCTTCCGTACGGCCGCAATCTTCGTAGTACGCCGCCATCGCCAGCAGGACGAGGCGCACGAACGGCTTCACCCGGCTCTTGTCGGGGCTGGGCGCGCGGTCCTTGCCCTTGTTGCGCCACCAGCCGAGATGCATCGTCACGTCTTCGAGCGTTTCATAGGCCGCGATCCATTCGACACAGTTCGCCGCGTTCTCAGCGCTGCACCGGCGCACTACGCCCTGCCGCAAACTCTCACGCGCCTGCATCGCTGCGGTCTGCCGAAGCTGGCTCTGCTCCTTGCCTGACGTGAGCATTCCGGTAACCGGGCAAACGTACATCTGGAAGCCTGCGCCCTGCTCCTTGCCAGCGTACAGCGAGCCGAAATCTTCGATCGCGCGCGTGGCGGCAAACCATTCCGCCTCTGTGATCTCAGCGCGAAACGCTTTGACCACCCAAACGCGACTCGATTGCCGTGTCTCGCCGTTGTGCTTGGCGGCAAGCTCGGCCTGATCCTGCTCGCGGACTTGGTGGAGTAGTTTCGTGCTCATCGGCTTGCCTTCTGCTGGTTGTCGAATGCCTCTGGAACGCGCTCACGAAGCCACTGATGGCCTTCCGCGGTCATCTGGTAGCCAACGCCCCAGGCGTTGATGATTGCGCTCACGGGCGCGCCGTGAGCCTCTATCGCTCGCCGCAAATGGAACATCTGGGTTTTCAGACTGACATCGCTGATGCAGCCCGAAGCGCGCTGGAGCGCGTGCAATGTGCGAAGACGGCCATCGGCCAGACACGCCAGCAACTCTGCCCGCTGCGGTGATAGGGCCAGCGCTTCCACGAACAGCAGCGCCCGCCCGTCCGTTTTGGATGCGGGTATCTCTTGGTAGGCGAGGCGATCTTCCAGCGCCTCCAAACGCCTCTGGAGGCGCAGATACTCGCGCATGGTCACAAACCCGCGCGGGGCGTCTTCGGGTTGGGCGCTCATGCTGACAGCCCCCACATCGTGATGCAGGCCAAGATCACCAGCGAGGCGACGATGATGATCAGGGCTTGGTCGTACCAGCGGAGCGGCTTCATAGGACGCGCCCCCGTAACGGCACGCCCAGGGCCTTGAGGCTCTGGATCATGTCCGCGATGTCGTCGATGACGAGGTACGGCACGCCACATGCCCCTAGATCGGCTTGGCGAGCCCGCTGAGCGGGGGAAAGCCTCGGGGAGGCCTTGGATAGCCCCCCGCTGCGCAGGCGCTTGGGCGGGGCTTTAAACTCGATTGCGATGAGGCGTGGCCCCGGCAGGGGCGTGCCGTCAGCGAAGTGATCGCGCGGGCCGAACACCAGGAGGTCGGGCATACCGGCCAAGACGCCCATCGCTTTGAGGATACCGGCCTCCGCTTTTGAGCGCCCGCCTCCGTTCGGAACGTGAGCGCAGAACCACGGTTTCGGCAGCAGTCCGCGTTCACGGATGCGGCCGCCGCTGTGCTTGTCCAGCGGCCCCATGAGCGCATGGACCGCAGCGACGTGAAGTTTCTCCTCGGCGCGGATCATATCTCCCCCCGTGCGTGCAGCTTTTCCAAATCTTCGCCGTTGCGCATCGCCTTGCTCAGGCGGCGCAGCTTGCGTGCGACTTCCGGGTCAACCACGAACTCGTCCCAATTCTCGTCTTCTGGCTTGTCCATGACGCGCAGGACGCGCTGCACGTCTGTCAGATCAGACCGGCGCCGCTCGATCGCGCCGATACCGGCATGGAAAAACTGGCCCGTGCTCGGCATGTACGGCGTGTCTTTGTGCGCCCACGTCCTGACAGCTTCCTGCAACGCGCAGTGCGGCCAATCCTGAAACGTATCGACCCAGAGCTTCACGCGCTTGGACGGGTTGTCCGTGTTCTTTGACTGGTAAGCGCCGTCCAGCATTTCGTAGGCTTGGCGCACGGACGTGCTGCCCGCTGGCGAAAGCTCGATCTCCAAACGCTGCCGGATCGCTTCGAGGCTGCGGCGCAGCGGCTCGCGGTCAGCTACCCCCCAGCGCCACGGGCGCCCTTGTTCGAGCGGCTGCATCGCCCTCCATCTCGCTAAGAACGCTGTCCCACGCGTCTCGTTCGGCGCTGGCTCGGCCATTGGTTCGCTCCGTTGGTTTGGTTGGTGCGGGCAGCCCGGCAAGGCGGCGATCGCGCAGCGTGGTCGCGGCGTCGACGAGGCCGGGATGAGCCCAGGAATTTATCGGCTTGGCTTTGCGGGCGATGATGCCCGCTGAGAGGGCGTCGATGGCCGGGAGCACATCGGCCTCCCAATCGCAGCCCGCGTCGATGAGGCGGCGAAGGTCCGCGACGTGGTGGACGTGGCCGCTGGTGAGGTTACAGGCCGCCCCGGCTCGCGCCTGGGCCTCCTTGACCATCAATTTGAAATCGCCCGCGCCCTTAGCAACAACAACAACACTAGGTTCTAGGATAGGTTTGGGGGTCACTGTGACCCGGGTGGGGGGTCGCTCTGAACCGGGTTCACACTGTGACCCGGGTTCAGCCTGACCCCGGTTAGGCTTTGTGACCCCGGTTCTCTCTGCACCCGGTTCAGCCTGACCCCGGTTCTTTTTGATGTCTGGGAGCGCCGTAATGCGCCTTACAGATATCGAATAGTCGTTGGTGTGACCGTTGGCGCAGGGTCGCGTGCCGACCTGTTTGACGAGCCCGGCCTCCTCCAAATCCTTGATCGCGCGCTTGACCGTGGCGCGGCTTAATTCGCAGTCGCGCGCCATCGTTTGCAGGCTGGCGTAGATGCCTGTCCCGTCATCGTTGGCGCGGCTGGCCATCGTCAGCAGCACAAGCCGCTTGACGGGCGATCCGATCACCTTGGACGAGACGAGGCCTGTTAGCTCCCAGCTCACGCCCGTACCTCGCGCTCAAGTGCGCGCAGCCAGCGGCGCTTCTCGTCCGTGCGCTCAGAGCGGACGCGCGGCTTCTTGCTGGACGGCTCGTAGCAAAGCCGGATGTGCTGGACGCAGTACGGGCCGTGTCCGGTGGCGCGGCCGCAAATGCTGGCGTCAATGAGCGGGTCGCCGGGGATGAACTTGCAGAGGCCGTCTGGCGCCTTGGTCAGTTCAGGGCCAAGCGCCGGCAGCAGCTTTGCGAGCTGGCGATCTTCGGAGAGCGTCGGCATCCGCACGGGATTGAGCCGCGGCGCGCGGGTGATCGTCGATGCGGGCTTAGCGCGAACGGTGCGAACCGTGATCCTTGCTGGCCGTGATGGTGTAGCGCGCCGTGCGAGTCCGAGACGGTGGATTTTCCCAATGCAACTGTTTCTAGAACGGCGAACACCGAACTGCGCCGCAAGCGCGTTAGCGATCTGAGACGCTGAGTGTCCTTCCGCCCAAAGCGAAGTTAGCTTGGCAACTTGTTGCTCGGTCCATTCTTGCAAGTACGCTTGTCGTAACATGCTCGTCCTCCCCTTTTTTCATAGAAAGCTTGCAGCCGCGCAGTTCGGCACGCGCGGCAATCGCGATGCGACCCATTCCGCGTGATGGTGTTTTCAGCCGTGAACTCATGGCCGTTGACGCAGTGCGTCTTGATCTTGTTCTGCCAACCAGCGCGGCCGCGCTTGACGTTTTCGCCCTGTGTGACGGGCTCCAAGTGATCTGGATTCACACAGCTTGGATTGCGGCACTTGTGATCAATCACTAGGCCGTCAGGGATTGGGCCGCGCAGCAGCTCATACGCAACGCGATGAGCGCGAAACTGACGTTTGATGCCGGGTTTGGAGGCGAGCCCGTACCCCAAGGCATTCTTGGCGCCAGTCCAAACCCAGCAGCCGGATGCTTCGTCTACACGCGCGCGGCGGAAGATAAGCACCGGCAGCGGTGTTCTGCATGCACTGCGCCCAACGCGCTTGCTGGGCAGTCCCAGGAGATCGGTGACAAGCATTTCAGCGGTACTGTCGATCATGCGAGAGCTTGCGCATCTGCTCGCGCCAGTCGTGCGCGCGATCTGCGGCGCTCTCTTCGCTGTCAGCGCGTTGGCTTGCGATGAAGAGCCAGATGCCAGCCATGACGGCGGCCCAGATCGCAAACGATCCGAGGATGAGCGGGACGGCGACGGTCATCGCTCGCCCCCTTGACGAAAGGTTCCCTCTACGGAACTTTCACCAGTGGTTGAGGGAGCTTCTGCATGTCGATTACTGCGCTGAACGCGCGCCTGGATGGCGCTGCGGCCCTGTTCAGCGAGTTGGTGGAACTGAAATGGGATGGCCCCTGCATACTCATGCGAGGGCGTAGCGGGGACTACATCGCCAGCGGCCACATGACGCCCGCTTACGCAATGGAGTTGCACCACCGGCTTGGCGTGCTGCTGAATCAGCAGGCGCATGTGGTCGATTTCAAGCCGAAGGCGCGCAAGAGCCGGAAGCGAAAGAAGCGCTGACATCAAGCGCGCTCCCGAACGGGGCGGCGCTTAGCAGCGGCTGAAACAAGCGCCTTCTCGCTTACCCCGCGAATTAGGCGTCTGTCGGCTGCGCGTGCTATGGTCGGGTACCATTGAGCCGGGATGCTGTCGCGGTTCCACCACGCCTGAACCACTTTCTGAGTGGTTCCGACATCGTGGGCCATCGCAGCTTTAGACGGCCATTTGGCAATGAGGGGGCGAAAGGACATACGCCCATGATACACAGAGTATCGGCACAGGCAATACCCTGCGTAGCGGCGGGAACGATACGCTGTGTGCTATGTCGATTCCGCCTCTAGCTCGCCGCCTGCGAATAGCCCGAAACACGCGCGGACTATCCACGGAAGAAGTCGCAGTAAAGCTAGAGTTAACGCCAGGCGCAATCAGGCATCACGAAAATGGAGCGCGGGTCCCTACTGTGCCAATGCTTCAGCTTTACACGCGCGTTTACAGGGTGTCCGCTGACTGGTTACTTACTGGATACGGCAAAGGACCGGACGACCCAGAGGACCTGACCGACGAGGCGTTACAGACCTTTAAGGCCATACCCACAGGGCAGCAGCGGGCGGCGGTCGATGTTCTGCGCGCCCTGGCCGGGAAAAAGGCTTCGGGCGAATAGTGATACATTTTGTATTGACGTGAGGCCGATACTCGGCGTATCGTCTCTCCATCAGGGAGAGACAACATGCTTAAGCCCATCGCAACACAGTTCGGCGCCGTGCTGGCCAAGGCCAAGCCGCAGCCGCAAACCCCGCCTGCTCCGAAGAAGGAGCGCGCGCAATGAGCTGCGCCGAGATCAACGAACGCGAAGCCGCCGCCGCTAACGATGACGCGAACTGGCGCATGGAAGCCCGCGAGACTGCGGCGCGCATCGCAAACGACGTGCAGGCCCTCATGGCGCAGGCCGAAGAGATGTTCCTGCAATGGGCGGCTGACGGGCTGCTCGATCGCTCCAACCGCGTCGCCGCGTTCGACCACAGCGTCGGGCGTCATGTGATGATCGACCT